ATTTCTGCGATGCTACAATTATACACTACTTCACCATGCTTGGGCAATACCAAAGCAAAAATAGTCGACATTACTGCAATAGACAAAAATACTGATACAAAAATCAATTTATCTTTCATTTTGGTTCCTTTGCTAACCCACGCCACTGTTTGATTTTCACCGGCGAGTTCCATTCGTGAGTCTGGTTCCATTCACAAAAGAATGGCCATGGCCAATGCTCGGTACGTACTTCGTACAAGCCATCGTATCGTGGCTTGTATCTACGATTAAACCAATCAGTCTTCTTCAACAAAGTCAATGGCACTACCATCTTCGTCGGCGATAACAATACGTTGATATCCTTCATCGTTGGTAATTTCAATTGGTCCCCATACCCAAACTTCGGTTTCGTCTAAGTACCATTCTCCATCACCATCTTCTTCTAAGGCATATGAACCTTCTTCTTCGATCAGCTCACGCAAGCGATCTTCCTCTTCTTCATCGTCCACACCTTCAATTTCGATGTCTCCCCAACAACCGCCGTCAAACATTTCTACTAATTCTGTTGACTCTACGTTATCGCCAAAACATGAGTTTAAATCAATGCTATCTGCATCTGCACTACCACCCGGGCATTGTGTAAAATTAAACTCCGGCGGATTATCATCGTTAGTTTCTACATTGTATTCGGCGAAACGGAAACCGTCTTTAACACAAATAGTGGCACCGGTTTCACGATGACGGAAATACTCATGTTGCTCTACATTCTTTTTATGATAAGTTTTAACTGTATACCAAGCCATTTTAATTCTCCTTATAACAATTCCACTGGTTCACCACAAGCAGGACACACACCATCACCTTTCCCATCATCTGGGTAGGCTAAGTCTTCAATAAAACCCTTCCATGAACATTGTACACACTCTGCTTGTGCTTCGGGTTCTTCTTCGCAAAGTCGTTCAAATTCTTCTTTAAGTTCTTCTAACGCCTGCTCTAAATGAGCTACATCTGCGTCGGGTGCCGCTGGTAAGCAATACTTCTCGCGGTTCTTTAAACCCTTTTTGGTATCTGGGTCATAATCAATCCATTCCCAGTCTGTACCATCACACGCCGGGCAATGACTATTGTAGTCATCATCTTCACGCATGTCATCACGCATACCTACCCAACCGCATTTTTTATTACTACATTCAGCGTTTACTGGCTCAGGTGGACGATTAGCCCAGGTGCTGGTATCCCAATTAAAGCCTTGCCACGTAACAACTCCTGCTTGCGTTACAGGATTAAACTTGCCATACTCCCACTCGCCAAAATTTTCACCGTCCCAATACAATGATCCGTATGTTGACCCATAACCCCAATTTACACTATAGTAACCTGGATGCACTGGTTTGTCTTTTTTAAATTTAAACTTAGGACTCGATTCCCAAGACTCTGGGCTTGTGCCATATTCGGGATGACCCCAATCTTTTTCTTCTGGCTCATATCGTTCCCATTCGCCATCTTCGCCAACCAGGGCCATGGTAAAGTCTGAACTCTTACCATCAGTACTACCACCCCAGTTGTCAATGTCTTCACCATCGTAGACAACACCGTTGACAATTTCTTCACCGTCAACTTCGTCGTAGTGTAGTTCCAGCTTTTCGATATCAAAGGGTTGAGTAAGTTCAATTTCACCTTCAAAGAATGTGCCTTTTTCATTGCTGGATCCAACAAACACAACCTTACCGGCTTCTTCTTGCCCGATCCAGATTTCGTCATCGCAATGCAATTCTGGACTGTCATCTCCCCCGTCGCAGTCATCCAATGATCGTTCAAATACCACTTCATCATTTTCGTCTGTAATCTGTAGTGTACCTGCTGTGCGACTAACACCATTGACGTGTGCTAAATCATCACACTCGTACCAGGATCCCGGTGGAAATGGTAATTTATCGGCATCAAGACCCATGTCTTCTGCGGCATCACTGTTCCAAGCAATATCACTCAGGTCAACTTGGTTAGCCATACAGTAATCCCAAGATTCTCGAGGTACTGTACCCATAACTTTTTCGCCACCATAGCCCCACATACTAATCTTGTAAGTGCGAGGTGTGAATTTGATAATTTCAATTAGTTCTTCTGCTGTTACTTCTGGTTTGGTATTTGCCATAATTTCACCCGTTTATTTGTTCATTATATGATAGTTTAACTACTGTGTCAATCTTTTTGAATTTCTTTTTTCGTTATGGTCCAAGTACCATCTTTGTTATCGGTCCACTCAACAACATCGCCGGCCTGCCATCCTAAATGTTCGCAGGCTTCCTTAACGTCAATATAGTAGTCGCCGGTATCAGGATCTACTTCGACAGTTTTAGTCCAGGTTTGTTTCGCCATAATATTCCAATACGTCTTTCATTGATCGAATTAACTTTGTGTAACGGCCTACATCTTCTACGTGCATCCAGTTATTGTCAGGATCTGCCAAATGTTTTTCTAAAGATTCTTTAGTCATAGCATAATGGCTACGCAGGGCCTGTGCTGTAATACGATCGGCTGTGTCCCAATCTATTTCAAATTTTTGGGTCATTTTGTTTCCTGTTTGAGTGAGTTAAACACCATGTCTTTGGCACGTTGTTCGTCTTCGGTTTTAACTGCCGATTGAATCTTTTCTCCGTACATGTCTAACATATCATTAATTACTGCTTTACCTTCTTCGGTAAAATGACTATGGTAACCCGAATAATAATATTTGCGGTTACGCATCAATTCTCTGATGCTACCATACATTACATTTTTAATATCCTCTTCGGTCATTGACATCTCCTTAAATCTTTGTACCAGCTTCGAATCCGCGGAAGCGTAAAAAGCGAGGGAACCGGAGGGAATACGTGTCCTCGCTATCTTGATTCCGAGTCGCCGCATCTGCTCGGATCTCAACCACCTGTCCCATAACAGCCGTTTGATCAGACCATATATCTTCACGAAGGGCATCTGTAAGGCCACTACCAACGTTGACCCGAATAAATTTACCATCATCGTTGCCTTCGCACACCAAAGCACCAAGTTTTCCTGCATTTTTTCCTGTACCTTCTTCTAATGCTACTACTGTTAAACTAACTTCAATAAAGGGTTTGAGTTTTAACCAAGCAACACTACGCTTACATTCATAACCAGCTGCTGGATCCTTAATCATGATACCTTCATAGCCACCAGCAACTGCCTGACTATTAATTTCTCGAAAACGTGCTTGTCCTTCGTCGGTTCCTAAGTCTACTAATTCTTGTCCAACCATGGTAACATTAGGCATGTGCTCTTTGAGAGGAGTTAGCCACCCACTGAGTCGTTGACTACGAGTCGCTTGGTTGACTACACTTGCACCAGCTCTAAATTCGTCTAAAGTAATCATGTCAAACAAGTTTAATACAGCGTCTGAACTTTCAACATCACTTTTACGATGCACCTGTTTCATTAAGTCTTGAAAACTGCTTGACATAACTTCGCCATCGAACACCATGGGCTCACGTAATAGTTTGGCGTGTTTAACAAATTGTTTTACTATATGCGGAAAATTTACCAGTTCTTTTCCGTTACGACTGTACTGGTCTACATGACCACTCGGATAGACAATAGTAATAACACGAACACCATCTAATTTAACTTCAATAAGTTTTTTACCACTAACCTTTGTTTCATGATTAGCACTATCGTGGGCCAGCTGGCAACTAAACACCGGCACAATGTACTGGTCATTGACTTTTTCTACTTGTTTATTAACAGTCTTTTCACTAACTCCACAGCGTAGGTCTTTGATAAGAATACGGCGGTACCATCCATTCCATTCTTCTTCTTGTGCATTCATACGCATATGATTAATAGCAACTTGTGCGGCTGTGCCTGTGAGTTCGCGACGTGCTAACTGCTCAACAGTACGCCAAAACGTATCGGGATTTAATCCTCGACCAACACCAGTCTTTTCTTCAACTTGTCGAACACCAAAGGTAATCATTGAATCCAAAGCATAACGAATACCTCGAAAAAATTCATCGTTGCCTGCTGTGGCTTCACGAAGAATCACAGCCTCTTTGAACAAGCGACTATTATCTGTTTCTAATTCTCTAATTACTTCCCAAGGTTTTAACATATTTTCCTTACTTTGCTGCTGGTCGACGTATGTCGTTCGGGTTACGTTTCAATTCATTCCATACCCGATTCTTACGCTCATGGTACAGATCTATAATACCTGCTATAAACATTGTAACAAAAAATCCAAAAAATAGCAACATGGCTAAAGCAAATCCTACAAAAGGCACCCAACAAATATCATTTAGCATTGGGTTTTTCGTGCGGTGTAAGACCTGTTTCTTCTACACCCTCTTTATACCAGGTGGTAACTTCGTCTTCGTTTTCAGCTTCGTACTCGGCCATTGACTCCGAAATACCAAATGCGTCATCAAGTTCCTGTGGCAACTGCTGTTGTACATCTCCTGAATCCATGTCCGACAGATCATAGTAGGTATCACCGTGTTCGTCATAAATGCCAGCATAGGACATTCCAGGTTCGTAGTAAGTAGCGTAAACTGTAAAACCCAGGTCTTCTAATTTTTCATAAGCTCGAATAGGTGGCGACCAAGCCGAGTCAAAGTAAACAACAAGTTCGTGATCATCCCAGGTCTGAATTCCGTTGCCATCGCCCACGTCCCACTTAGTACCCCACTCATTAACACAGAAGTCATACCAATTGGCATAACCATGTGTAGCACGATTGTACTTTTCTTGTGCTTCAAGGCGAGCTTGCTCGTCTGGATCACCAACGGTGCCTGCTACAATCTGCAGGTCCTTGGGCACAGGAACAAACTCATTGAGAAACTCACCATTGGCAAAAGCGGCCTTGGCACGCCGAATCATCTCAGGATCACTGTGAGTTAATGTTAAGGTATTACCGCACCAATTTGGCATAGACGCTCCTTAGTCTTTGGTTGTTACAGATGTTTTAAACAAGATACCAAACAGTACTGTCAATCCCCAGGCCTGTAGCCAAGAAATTTCACGTATGCCTGCTACAGCATCCACCAAACAGCCGTTCCATAACAGCATGACCGGAAAGCTGGTAATCAGACCAAGTGCTATTACCAAGACCACAATAGCCAATAGTGCACCAAACGAAACCCAAAGTTTTTCCATTATTTAATTTCCTTGATATGTCTACAGTCTCCACGATATGTAAATCCAGGACAACTACATTTTAGCACACCTTCTGTTTTCTCTACAAGATATTTTGACCCTTTTGATCCTTCAACTTCCCAGGATTCAACCTTTTTATCCTCTTCGGGTTTGGTATAACCAAACACGTTTTTGGGTACTACCAAAAAGGTACGATGACGTGCATCAAATCGATAGGGCTTTTTGAACGTAATGACCTCTTGAGTATTTTCCTTAACGTATGCATACATCTTGCTCTTGTCGTCGCTTAGATAGTATGCATGGTTAGGAAAGTCACCAGCCCACTTGGTTGTTTCTACAAATAACTTCATATTAGTCTAAACGTGATCCTGCGTATGCACGGAAACCATACTTCTCAAAAACCTTGGCAGCCGCTTCTGCACCTGCTTCAAGGGTGTCAATGTTCTGTACACCTAAGCCTGCTGGATTCCAAATTTGATAACTGCCAGTATAAGACTTGCGAATACCAGCGGCCTTGAATGCTTTGCCCAATCGAGTATTGCCTTTGACACCGTAGATATCAACCCAGGCAAAACCACATGAGTACTGATCTTTACCACCTAATTTTTCTTGGAAGAACCGTTCAGCGGCTTCGCGAGCGGCCTGTTTAGCTTCGTTTACGATAGTGTTTACTTGAATGATGTTATTAATTTCTGTTGTCATTGCGAGCTCCTAAAGTTTAACTATATGTAATATTATAGCAAAAGATGAATTTTGGGTCAACCAAAATCTTACATTGACCAATAAGTTTCCGAACTTGGCGACATAAACAAAGGAGTGCCTTTCTTTTCCATATATTTTTTGCCAGTCATCAAATTGACACGCTCAACCATTTCCTCGGTATCGTAGGCAACCTTCATCATTTTGAGATTGCTGTCGGTAGCACATAAACGAGTACCACGGTTATCGCCATAGACAATATCAATCCAAGGCACAACTTTATCGGCGGCGTTTTTAGCCAAAACAATGTTCTTAATTGTACCATGCAATTTACCAGCGGCACTAACCCAAGTAATACTGTTTCCAATTTCTAATTTCATTTTAGCTCCTAATTTCTAACTATATGTAATATTATAGCAAAAGATGAATTTTGGGTCAACCGAAATAAAACCCCGTAAAAAAGCCCCAAAAAACGGGGCTTTTTAGTGTTGCGAAAATACAACAGATTAGCTATTCAGTACTTTTGCTACAGAATTCATTACTGCAGCAATTCGCCCAATATCGCGTAGGTTTTCTACAGTATAGCCTTCTTGCTTGAGTGTTTCGTAGTGCGCCTTAACGCAGAAGTGACACTTGCCAACAATACTTGCGGCCAAACTAAATGCTTCAAAATTGCTCTTAGTTGTACCACCATGATTAGCAATAGCATTCATGCGTAACTGAGCCGGCAAGCCTTTTAGTTGTTCGTCATCAGCCATTTCAACATATGGATACCAGACATTGTTGGTCGCCATAATTGACGCCGCTGTCATCGCCGACTCTGCGTGTACTGGCGCATCTGCTAACAAGATACTTAGTACTTTACCGTTGCCGGTTGCGGCCAATGCAGCCACAGCACACCCCATAGCCACATCTGCATCCAATGTACTACGCAATAGGACCGCATCAAGATTTAACTTGGTGTCCTTTGCGTAGTCCGGCAACGCACCTTTGATAGTGTCGTTGAATGCCATTATAGTGTCTCTCCGCCTACTGTACGATTACAAGCACATAGTTCGCCAGTTTGAAGAGCATCTAAAATACGTAGAGTTTCTTCTGGGCTACGACCTACGTCCAAGTTGTTTACAGTAACGTGTTGGATTGTG